GACTAGCATACCGACGTCTTGTAACATCTGTTTTGCTTGTTGTGATCTTGTTATGGCCATTTGTCCCTTTTATTTTGTTTTGCCTAATAAATCAAGGCTTGGCATTACTACAGTTACATCTTTTTGAATGTCTTCAGGAGATATACCTTTGGATTTCCATTCGTCATCACTCATGTATTGTTCGCCTGTTTTCTTATTTTTAATAATTTCTATGATTCTATCTGGTTTAATTTCCTTCATTATGTTGTTACCTCTCTTGGCTGTATCTCTAATATTGAAGCTATGACGTGCAGCTCGTTCGCGTCAGCAGCTTGTACTTTTAGTATCTCTCCCTCTTCCATTACTAGTGGGTTTGTTAAAAGTTCTGTTGTTGCTTTAGATGCTATGGCTTTATCTTTAAATAGATTAAATATAGCACTACTAGAATTTACTAAAGTTATAGTTATTGTGCTCCCTGATCCAGCGTCCTCTGACACTAACAGCGATTTAACAACAGCTGTTTTAAAATTAGGCACTGTGTACAGTGTAGTTAAATCTGTTGTAGTTAAATCTACTTTTTTATTTATAAAACTATTAGCCATTAATTTAAAAAGAAGTTAAATGCTTCTACCTCCTCTTTTAATTCTTCTTGAAACGTAGTATTTAATTTTTCAACAATAGCATCTAAATCTCTAACTTGAGATTCTGCTACAGTAAAATCATATTCTTTTGACGCTCTTGTTAATACTTGTGCTATCTTTGCCATTATCTACGTCCATCTGGTTGTATGTCTAATCTAAAAGTTCCCAACTTCCAGTTTTGACTAGTTGATGTATTTTCTACTTTTAACGCTATAGCCCTAGCTCTTGCTCTAGTATCTACTTTTTGTGTTGATGTAGTTATGTCAAAAGGACCTAAAGAAGAACTAGCAGCAGTGTCATTTGGAAAGTTTCTTAAATTCAAAGTAATTCTAGTGTTGCCTGTTTGAGATATAAAATCTGGAATAAATCTTCTAATTTTCATTAGAAACTCTCCGTCTCCTCTTATGTCTGCAACACCTTGTTGTCGTTGTGTAATATCAAAATCTCCAGATAATATATTAGCAGTTATGGCTGTTATAGTTCCGTTTCTATTTTGATCTGTTCCTGTTTCATGTTCATAGTATGATGTTCTACCTTCAGTATTTCCTATGACATCAAAAGACGTATCTGTGCTTGCATCATATTCAAGAGCATGTGGTTTACCAAAAACTGCAGAATCTCTCCATATAGTTCTAGCTAAAGATCCAACTGTCCAAACAGGTCGTGTTGGTGATGAATCAAAATAATTATATGCAACCATTCTATTTACAACAGAAGAGTTTGACTCTGGATAAAACCATATTACTTCTCCAAATAAATTATTTAATCCAGCAGACACCATTTGATTACCAGAATCTAAATTTATATTATCAAATACAAAATCTTCTACTAAACAAGGTAGTGACTCTAATTTACCAGCGTATCTAAAGAAACCATTCTCTGACATCCAGTATGCAGCACCATCAACTTCTACACATGCATTCTGCCCAACAAGTCCACAGTTAGTTCCAACTTGTGCAAACGCAAAGGTAAACGGTTGACCAACAAAACGTTGTGTAAACAAAGCTGTATCTGTCCAAACATATATTGCATCTCTACCTCTAATGGCTCCTCTTATCTGTGATCCGTCGGCCAATCTTTGTGTACCAGCTGTATTGGTTGCTGTAGGTGTGTACGTATTTATATCCTCTTGATCTGAGAATCTAATAAACATATCGTCTTGAGATTCTGGATCACCAATGGTTGTTTCTGTTCCATAAAATACTAAGTGTCTATCCGGTGTTGAAACCACTACGTGACGAGATGCTGTTGGCGCACCAGTAATAATTGTAGCTCTTGTTTCTGTTGCGTTTGACAAAGCAGAGTTCCAAGAAAATACAGCACTGTCATGAATTAAACAAATAGCTCTATCACCAAAATTATCTAACGACCACATACCAGGATCTAAAACTAAGTCACCTGATGCTGCTTCACCCCATGCAACAAAGTCTGTAGAAAAAGTTACTGTAGCACCGTCACTGTGTGACGCTGCAGTTGTTCCATCAACACCTCTTGTTACACCTGTTAAAGTATTACCACTAATACCTGTATAAGAAATTTCTTCACTATCTATAATAATGAAGTTAGTCCCAGAGCTAGAAAACTGAGATGCATCAGTTAATGTAATTGTTGTTGTAGAGTCATTAATCGCACCATTTAAAGTTGTGGTTAATGCAGAAGTATCTTCTCCTCCCCAAGATCCTAAGCCATATCCAAAACCTTTTGCTTGTACTGCTGGGCCCACAGGATAGTAGTGTTGAACTCTTATACCACCAGAAGTTGTAGCTCCTGACCCAGATTCATTAGATGCAAGTGTGATGGTAATTGTTGTTGATGTTGGTACACTAGTTACCATAAATTTTTTATCATCAAAATCACTTGAGGAAAAATTAGAATTAGTTGCTGAACTAAAGTTATCTAACAAAACTATATCTTGTGGATTTATACCATGAGATGTGCTGAAAGTTATCGTAACAATTGGTGATCCGTTGGTCGTGGTAAACGCACTAGTAAGCGTTGTTGTAGTTTTAATAGGATGTATGTCATAGAACACACCTCCAGAAAAAGCATATAAAATTCTATTTGTGCCAATAATCGAATATTTTCTTGCTAAACTATTTATAAAATGGTGCATACCTCGCCCTGCACCTGTTAGTTCATTTGCCCCAGTACCACCTAATTGATTCCACCCACCTATTTTTTCAGGTGTTCCATATCTAAATCTAACATTATCACAATCAACCCATTGACCCTCTGCTGTGGTTTCTGAGATTTGTTTATTGATACCTGGCTGAAATCCTACTTTTTGTAACATAAAAATCCTAAGTTATAGGTACTATAATACAAAAATCCACAATCTTAAACTATTTTATGTAATTGAAATATCCCCCATATAAATACCTGTCTTTATTTTCAGGGCATTTTTGTCCTCTGTGGGTGTGGGTAAAATAAGCTGGAAACAAGACAGCTCTACCTTTTACTGATTTGACTATATCACCATTCCAAAATTCTGTACCGCAATTATGATTTGATAGATATATCATTAAACATAAAACTCTATAAGAAGAAGAATAATTGTGTTCAAAATGCCATTCATTAAAGTAATTGTTTGGTTTAAAATATTTAATTCTAGTCTCTTGTAAAGATAAACAACTAGGGGTTTTTCTAATTTCTGGATAAGTCTCCATATATTCATCTAATAATTCTTGTATTTGTTTAGATTGCCAAATAGGTGTATCGTGACAGATATTGTAATAGTTTTCTTTTTTGCTAATAGATTGATGATAATACTTAATTATTTCATCACACTGTTCGTTAGTTAATAGGTTATCTTTTACAAGAGTAAAATTTTTATACATCTTAACTTTCTAGAGAAAGATTAAAAGATAAAATGGTTTTCCTACCTTCATTAAAAAGAGGAGAGCTATGTTTTAAATATGAAGGAAATATTATTATTTCTAAGGATCTTAAAGTTC